CGTAGCGTTCTTGAGCTTGTTTAACCAGCCTATCAAAGACAACCTGGCTTTTTGATATTGCGTCTTCAGCTTCTTTGCGCCGTTCCGCAGTTTCTTGAGACTTGCGAGTAAGAGATTTATCCATCCCGTAAAGACGCTTGAGATCCTTAATTGATGTCTGGTGCGCTTTACCATCGACCATGATTTCGACTTCAGTGTCGTCAGAAATTTCAACATTACTGTCGTCATCTTCTTCATCATCTGTAGTGTCATCATCGGTATCTTGGTCAGCCTCTTCATCAGAGTCGCCTTCGGTATCTTCTTCATCATCGGTGGTTTCTTCCTCATCATTCTCCAGGTCATCGTCTGTCGTCTCTTCTAATTCATCGTTGACTGGAGTTGCCTCTGGTGTGTCTTCAGATAGCTTTTCAGCGTCTTCCCAACGCGCCAAGATGGCGTCTTCCCAGTTACCGTCATTCAGTTCCTGGGTGTAGTCTTTCGAGGGTGTTTCTATGTTCTGGACGTCGTTCATGATGGTCCTTAATCCTCTTGATTGTTGTCATCGGCGTTTTCACTGGCTTCTATTTCCGTCTTAATTTGGACACGCTGTTGTAGTGTCCCGACGATATCGACTAGTGCGCGATAGTGGTGGTATGACCGCTCACGGGCTTCTGTTTCCTCTGGTTTCGAGTTAACAAAAGCCTGAAAAGCGGCATCCACAAGTTGGTTTACGGTCGAGTTGAAGGCTTCCGCAGCGAGTAGCTTTTCCGCTGCGATGCCCTGCTCGACCAACTTCATTTGTTGGTCTTCCATCTATTTCTCCTTGGTAATGGGGTATTAGCCCGTGGGACTCGCGATCCCACGAACATCAGTTGTTTGCTTTTGCAGTACATCCAATTCGGCTTCATCGATCCGTATCTTGTGGACGAGTTGAGCCTCTTTTAGATCCTGATTATCTGACTGCAGTGCATGGCTTGCTTGTGCCTTCATGCGATCGATCTCGATCTTGGCAGCTGCTAATTGTGCGTCTGTCTGGGCTTTCATTTCAGCCACAGCGACCTGACGCTCTTGTATTTCAAGCTGCTTCATAGCCATCTGCTGTTCCATCTGTTGTTGTGGATCAGGTTGCGGCGGTGGCAGCTGGTCTGGAGGTGTTAGGAACTCTTCGACGTTCAAAATGCCTTGATGCTCCAGAATTGTCTTGAGCATGGCATATCGCTTATCCGGGCCGTACATGGCTTGGATAGCTGGATCTTGTGCAAACAGGCCATGTATTCCGAGCATTTTCTCGGCTTCACGTTCCTGTTCGCCATAGCCTAACTTCAGTTCGACCATTACATCACGCTTGGCTTCCCATGATGATGGATTGATCTGGACATAGCTTCCAGCTAGATCAACGACCTTTTGCTGGTCTTCGTTCTCAACCACCAGTCGGTAGATTTCGTAGAATAGCGACTTAACAAACTGGGCAAAATGCCTGGCTATAATCTTTTGCCGTTGCTGACCCATAGTCGCTAGCTGCTCGATCATTGCGCTGCTATTTTGCTTTGAGACAGCATCCTTATTGAGGCCCATGGATAAACGGCTGGTACCTGTTAAATCTTCAGCATTTTCGTCAAGCTGGTTCAGTGTCTGAAACACAAATGGGTTCAGGGGTGCTTGGGGCATTGGTAAGATGGCGTCCGGACGTGAAACATTGACCAGGCCGCCTACTCGATTGTCGATCAACTCTTTCGGGTTTGAAAGACCACCTTTGACCACCATGTACCGGGGGTTGTTGGTAATCATGGCGTGATCGAGGATAGAGCGAGTTAGTACAGTTCGAGCGTTCTGTGTGGCGCATAGTTTATCCGCAAAGTTGCTTCCGTAAAATGCGTGTGGGATTGGAAGTGGGACAAAGGTCACGAATGGACGCCTGTCTACCTCTTCTTTGTGAAGCAGTGCATTACCAGCTTTGATAATCTTGTGAAGCTTGGCTACGCCAGTACCTTCAACATCCAGCATGATATAGGCTTCGTAAACCAAGATGTTTCGGACTTGGTTCTGATAACCATGAGAATTGAAACCACGGTCTTGTCCTACGCCGTCATGTCTAGCAAGGATTTCTGGATCAGTCTCAAGGGTGACATCTTCATGATCACCTATCTCATCGATCTTCGGGTTGTCCGGGAACATCAATTTGAGTTCAGTGACGGTTTTATGCGTCCTGTGGGCCACAAATTGGCTCTCTTCGAGGCTTTTACATTGAGCCTCGACGATCAACTCTTCAGCTGGCATTGGTTCAATGACAACTTGGCTGGTATCTATGGTGATGCCAATTGTGCCGGATATCAGGCCAATAGAGTTTGTCTCGCTGTCGATCAGTTCAACATCATCTTCAGCCAGGAGCATATCCAATTCGTCCTGAGTGACGTCAGAAAACTCTTCTTCCTGTACTTCCTCAGATTGCTGCCAGAACACCTTACACGCACCCACACGGGCCATTAGACCGTCGTGGATAACTTGTGAAAATACATTGAAGCCGTCATTTTGCCTGAACAAAATATAATCAGTGTATGCGCTGCAGACTTTGGCTGTCTCAACATCCTCTGGCCCTTGCGGGGCAAATTTGACGATCTTGTTACCGGCTGCAAAGGTTTCCAAGAGTGCCGCTTGCATTGATTGAACTGCATTATAGACATCCTGCGAGACGTATTTGCTGTTTCCATCATGTGCCGGTTTGGGCAGTTTGCCCTGGTAGTATTCAAGAACCTTTTTACGTTCCCTGGACAAATCACTGTCATAATAGCCAACCGAGGTTTTTATGTTGTCCTCGACCAACTTGACGATTTCTGTATCGCCTAGTTTTCGATAGTCTTTTTTCATTCGGTTACACCATTTTTATGTAGAGTTCGTCGGGGATTTCTGTTGGCTCCCAGGCACCTTCATGGACATGATTAGCTAGGGCCAACGCCATGACCGTGTCGTCGTGACAACCAGCCTCAGCCTCCATTGCGCCACTTTCGGTCACGATGTAGGTCAGCATTTCTCGGATTGTTGTCTTGTCGTTTAATTCCATCTCACCATCACGCACGGAGGCGCGAAGCTGGTCGATGATCAAAGGCTTGGTCTTGCTGGTAGTTGTAAAGCCCAATTTGACTGTTTCCCGGTCGGTAATCTTGTCGACCTGAATTTCTGTATAGAAATTGCCATACGCCATGTCTTTACCCAGCCTTGTGCAGGTCAGGATGCCGTGCGAGTTGTTTTCAACTACGATAAAGGCTTCATTGTAGTAATTTCCTAACGCTTGGAGGATTTCGGCAAAGAAATCAGGGTGGCAATGGCCTCGCCAAGTCGCGACTTGTCTCTTTTTCGAGTCAAGTACCTGGGCGACTGAGTAGTCTCCATTTCGGATGCCCATCGCACTATCTGCGCCAATGACATAAGTCTCTCCTGGGTTATGTGGAATGTAAGTTGTGAGTTCGCCTCGCCTGTTGTTGACGAAGTCATCACCTTCGAGGGCCAGACGCTCTTCTACGTCCCTGGTTTCATCCAGGCACTTCATTAGCTGTTCTGGGTTAAAAACAGGGCGTCCGGTTGTAAGGAAAGCCTCAGAAGGCTCCGCCGGATATTCCTGGCGATATAAATCTATGCCGTTTTGAGCAATCTTCCGGCGTCTGAACATCAGCTGTTCATCATCAAGATCGTATTTCTTGACCAAATCTTCTTCGTCGGGCGTCCGTTCAAACTGTTCTGGAACTGGCTCTCGGTACGTTGGGTCAGCGAACCATGGTATAAATACCGGCACGAAGCCGTTTGTACCATCTACTGCGCCTTTCCAGAGGTCGTAGTAGATGCCTGTAACACCATTGGCCGTGCTTTCGACAAAGATTGCAGTGCCTTTGGTGTTTGGTACTGCCTGTGTCAGACCGTTCCAAATATCTTGGGCTGTGCTTTTCTGCCAAAACGCCAACTCACTCGCGTGTACATGGGTCAGGGTTTCACCCCGTCCGACACTGTCTGAGCCAGCTGTGGCCACGACAAATGAGCTATCCAAGACATCAAATGATAGTTCCCGGCGTGAACTGTATTTTGTGTGTGGCTGTAGGATTTCCGGCACGTTCTGATGGTAACGCCGGGTCATATCGAACAAGGCTCTCGTCGAGTCGCTATGATGGGTCACAATTAGTGCCTTACACGCTTCTCTTTGGGAGACTTGGTGATAGAGATAGCCGCCAACATAAGTTGATAGACCCTGTTGCCGGGCTTTAAGAATGATGACACGAACCTTGCCTTCAGTCTTCAGCTGCTTTTGAACAGCTGCATCAAGGATTTGCTGGGCTGGGTTAAGCTTCAGCTGGGAAATAGCCCCTTCCTTGGTACGGATTTTTAACGCTGCGTTAGCGTAAAAAGGAAACTCATCATATAGGCGTTTACGGACTTTCTGTAGTTTCGGGTCCATCATCTACCAATAAGCTGCTTAGGAACTCTTCGGCTTTGCCGATAGTCACTTCCTGTTTGGCTGCTGGGCGGGATTTCGTAAAATCTAACACCAATCTAGCGGCTGCTAGGCGTTCCCTGGTCTCGCCAGGCACACGCATGACCTCGACCGCAGTGGTCAAAGCCTCTTTGGCGTAGTCGTCTTGGATGTCGTATTTTTCAGTCATAATTTTCACCAGTTGTTGTGCTTCCTTTTTTGCCTCAGCCCGTAAGGGTTCGATCTGAGACTTTCTGTATCCGTCAGGTGTACCTTTTGGGCGTCCTGGGTTCTTGCGTGGTTTGGTTGACCACTGTCGTCGTAATTCACGACCCTCAGGCGTTTCCATGAGGGTCGCGAAGTAATTTTTCTTTGGTGCTTTGTGTGGAGCCTTGCCTTGACCTTTGGTCGAGGGCGATTTGGCCCTCGCTTTACGCTGGGTCACGCCGATAACGCTCCTTGTCCTAATGATAGTAAGCCTTGCTTCTCTTCTTCTTCACCTTCGGCAACCATCATGTTTGCGAGGATTGCAGCGATTACTGAAGCAAATGGCATAGACCAAAACTGCACTGGTCCACCTTTGTTGTTAAACAACTTGCGTATTAGCCGTGTGGTTTTTGGCATTACCTTCTTCGCGTAAGCTGGATCGAAAAAGTAAACAGCAAATGGATCAGCAGATAACTCTTCTGGAGTTTGCAAGTATTGAACTTCAGTTTGGTCAACAAAGGCATCAATCCCAGAAGTGTTCAGTAAACCTTGCAGATGAGGAGGTAGATCGTTGCCTTTCCTCGCAGCGGCTTCAGGGTAAATGTCACGCACTGGAGCGTTGTTACCCTGAGCATCAGTCAAAATGCCTGTTCTCTGCAAATTGACGATTTCCTGGAGTATTGCATCCATATCCTGGTTGCCTTCACCGGCTTGCTTCATCATCGTAGCGATTACACCACGGAAGGTGTCTTGAAAGACTACATCGGTGTATTTGATGCCACGGTATTTGAGCGTCCGGTATTGATTGATAGTCTTTGCGCTATCTGACCTTTTGCCAGGAAGGAAATCACGCTCGACGCCATGTCCTATCTCATGCAAGGCAGCAAAAAGTGACTCAAGTGGTGTTATGTCTTCACTAGATTTCAGAACACCAATTTTACCTTTTACCGTTTTGCCTGTGTTTAGGTAATATTTGGATCGAGGGTCATCGAAGGCAACCAAAGCACCCACAGTGTCACGCATATCCTCGCCAGTGTATCGTTCGAGATCGAACCGATCATCAGCCATGTGAATAGCGTAACCTAGTGCATCAGCCAGCTTTGCAGCTGTCTCTATGTCTCTAATGCCGTTTTCGTATTGTGAGCCAGGCTTTCCTATCTCAAACAACGCTTCGGCTGTTGGTAGGAAATCGCGTACTTCTTCTGGTTCAGCTGGGCGTGAGCCTACTACTGGGTTGGGAACCTGGTTTTGTAGTCTTTCATTACTCGGGGCTGAGAAGTCGAAGCTGCGTTGCCTGGAGACGCTTGGGTTTGTATTCGTTTCTCCCAAAGTGCCTCTAGTCCCGCTGCGAACGCTTCCATCTTGTCCGAGGGTATTTGCCCCACTACTGATCCCGTTTCCTCGCTCTGTATCGGGGAGTGCTTCTTGGATTTGGTCATCGCTTATCCCTTTCTTGTTAGCGAGAATTATAGCTGCATCGAGGTAGTCATTATCTTCGCCTCGACCACCTTTAACACCGAGTGATCTAAACAGTCGTTTTTCCGGATACCACATAAGTGCCTGGAAATCTGCTGTGTCGATATTATAGCCGACTCCGGCTAATAACTCAATCGCACGGGCCGTGGTTTGTCGCATTACTTCACGCTCACCACCACCAGCTGGCGTAGCTTGTAGCTTGCCTTTGATGTTCTTTGTGTGAGTGCCAGTTGTCTTGAATAACTGCGGTTTGACAGGGTTTTTGCCGTTTTCTGCCTGGTAGCGTTTGAAATATGACTGCCATTTGCTGTCTAGCATTGTGACAAAGTCGTCCATTCGCTGTGGATCGCCATATAAGCCACGACGGTTCTCACCAAGTTGCTTCATGGCTTGTTTGGCTAGCATTAACTCGACTGGGTAGTCTTTTGGGTTCTTGAAAGCCTCTTTGACAATGCCAGAAACCTTATCACGGTTCTTCTGCATATCACTTGGCTTGCTTTCAGCAAACGGGCGTCCGACAAGTCGGTTCCACATCCGCATCCACCAGATGTCCATTGTTAGTGGGTCATAGTTGCCACGGATATTTTGGTAGAACCCCTGCCCAATCTTTGCACCAAGCACAAAACTGCCTTTGACGACTGTGTCCATGTTCTCGCTTACTGAAAGCTGGATTTCAGTGCCTTGGGCTTCATTAAATTGCTTTATGTACTCTTGTAGATCACGAACGGTGAAGTCAGCGTCCATAAAATCTTGGAATGAAACATTCTGCCGGGCATTTTGATAGGCGTTGTAAAACTCAAACGCCTTGACCATGCTTTCGTTTCGCTCACCACCTTTTTTCCAGGTGGACGCTGGCATTACGCCGTTGTCTAAGAACGACTGAAACACCTCAACAGCATTTGCAAAGTTGTCAGTAACAGCTGCACCGTTTGACGTAACAGCAAGTGCCAGGTCAAACGCAGCTTCGTTATCTGCACTGTCGAATATTCGAGGTTCGACAAGTGACAAGACAGATTTGGCTGCTTTTAGCTTTCGGTCGTACCATCCGATAGCGTTGCTATCATCCCGTAACGCACGTTCAGCCTCAGCTGCCATCATCTTAGCTATACGCTCGATGTTCTCAGGTGTGTATTCAAATGGGTCTGTACGGCCAGTGGCTTTTGCCCATCGATCATGAAGATACTGCACTGCCTCATTCAAAGACTTTGCTTTTGGACCATCTGGCTGAAAACCATCAGCTGGGTAAATGGGGAGGATAGTGACATTGATGTCATCACCAATCTCAAAGACATCAGATGGAGCCTCTAAGGCTGGTGTTGCATCAAAATCAAAGGTTCTGCTTCGTTTTACGCTTGGTCCTTCATCACCTTCGGTATCAAGGATGCCATTACGGTAAATCCGTAACGCTGGCCTTTTGGCTTCAGCTTTTGCGGTAGCTTGTACCTGCTGCTCTTGAACACGGTCAACATATGGGCCGAGGTAAGCAGCTGCGCTAAGTTTGTCGGTTGCTTGTTCGACTGCATTATCGAGGATGATGTTTGCAGTGCGTACCGGGTCGCTGCCGAGGTTGTTCGACATATCGTCCAAGGCACTAGAAATGATATCCTTGTCTGCCTGTGACAGATCAGGATCAGTCTTAACATCCATCTTTATGCCGTTGATAATATTACGATTATCATTGATGCCTTGTAGGTATCCTGGTGACTCGTATCCAGCTGTGCCTCTGGCAGGTGTTACACCTGGGATGTATGCACCAGGCCGGGTTGAGTATTTGCCTGGATTACGCTCGACTTCACCGGCTACTGCCCTTGCTAACTCTGTAAGTCCGTCAGCGTTGGTTCCATCGGTAAGCATTTTCCGGTAGCTGGCGATTTCTGGCGCAAGCTGTGGAACTTTTTGCTCCAACACAGCAAGT